ACTTGCTCAGATTATCCACGGCATCGAAGGTGAACTTCACCGGCGAGCCATTCCGCATCAAGCTCCAGCCGACGATATATGCGCAGATGTTCGCCTTCCACACTTCCTTGAGGTCAGGCTCAATCCGTCCATCCGCACGCACGGTCTTAATCAATCGCTGCTGCACCGCCATTGATTCGCCAACCGTCAACTCGCGCTTCACGTCGATCCATTGACCGTCGCCAATATCCAGACGCACGACACTTGGCTCAACAAACCAATCACCCGAACTATCAATCGTCTTCCGCTGCTTAACCATGCTGTTGTATCCTCTCGCCGAGCGTCATCGAGATACGCTCGTCGGTATGCTGCAAGTCAACGATCGGATAGGTCAATTCTTGTCGGCCTATCCGTAGAACTACGACTAGCGGCGCTTGCGTCATCCGATAGTCATCCGTGCTGACAATATCGCCTGATAATTCACGATCTATCAGAGTCCACGGGCCAAAGGTCGCCGCGACCATATACGACCAGCGCACTTCACCCGTAAACCCTGAGAGACGCATCAATAATTACCCGACGCGAGTGCAGCCGCCAGTAAACTGAATATCCGTTTTGAACGTCACCGCACCAGAGACGGAATCCTCCACCGACATATTGCTCGGGAAGACCTGCCCATACCAATACTTGGCAACACCGACGCCAGCAGGATACAGATAGCAGCTCACCGCTTCAGCCGAATCGAATGCATCGAACGGAATATCCGCATTATCAGCGAAGAATCCATCAAGACTGCCGGTCGCGTTCTTGATACCAGCTACGAAGCTCGAAAAGGTATCACCCAGCGACGTAGTTTCCGCCAGCGCCTGCTCAATCGACAGCGACCAGGCCGACAGATTCGCCACACTCGACGCGCTGCCGGCATTGTTCACCGCCAGCAGAACCGCTCCATTACGACCGTGATACTTAGGCATTGCTTACTCCCTTTGCAGCATGTTGCTGCCAGATGATTAATTGTTCGATGACTTGCCGTGATCGCACTAGCCACGTATCTGATTGCACCGCCGCACGTTGTTGAGACGTAATCGCTTGACGCCGTGATTCATCGCTCAACAGTTCACGCAGTAATGCGCTTGTCGCTTCCGGAGATGATACGACCGGCGCATCAGGGAACTTTTCGTGCCACTCGGCCCGTTCGTCAGATACGAGACAGACTCCCGCTGCTGATAATTCGTAACAGCGAGGATTAAGACTCTCGGCGGCAACAGGTGCCGCTCGGAACAAGTTAATTGCAATCTTCGACCGCTGCGCGAGTTTGATCATCTCCTGGTTCGGTGTAATACCACCCTTCAGGAAGCGATGTAATCCGCTACGCTTCGGCACGTCAACAGGCCGGCAATACAGATGAAAGTCAATGCCAGACCAATCAATCTCTGAGAACCATTTGATCCGCTCAGGAAACATTGATCCACAGAAGAATACATCAGATGTATGTTCCTGAGCCGCCGGCATATCATGGACACCGACTCTCCACGCATGCGGCAAGTATGCGGTATTCGGCTGCACGGCCTTGAATGCTGGCACTGCTGATCGTTCATTCGTCCAAACGCCATGACACGCTGCCGCAACCTTCAATTCCTGATCCATGACATACGGCGATTCTGTGCAGAGCAGCCAGACTCGCAATCCCGCTCGGCGCATCAACTCAATCCGCTCCATCGGGAGAAACATCGCCGTGACAATCACGATATCTGTAATGCGCTTCTCGATGGCTCGTTCGACAATGCCAGAGGTCGCATGGTGCATTACGTCCATCTGATTCGGCTTCGTCCACGCCGTCTCTTGGCTCGCCTTCTTCTGCTTGCGCCAGAGATAATGCAGCCAGTTATGCGCCATCGTCATGCGGCCATCAAGTCGCCATTCGCAGACGTTGACGCCGTTCGACTTCAATCCCTCGACAAGACCGGTATGCACATCATGTGTCGCCCATGATGCGCCAGGATGCACAACAAGCAGATTCATTGCGGATCAGCAACGACGCGATAGATTCCGCCGTTGTGTTGGAAACGATGATCACTCGCATCATCGACTTCTGTATACGCGACTCGCTCATCCCTGACACATAGCATCGAGTCATAGCCAGAGATAGATAATGTCGCGCCGTTTAGAATCGCGTAAATACGATCGGCTGCGGATGAGGCAGCGACCATCGACGTAGAACCATCGACAGCTTTGATCATGTAGCGGACAGATTCAAAGGCAGGCGTAGCCGTGCTCATCTGCGGCTCGTCGAGATGGTCGATAATCTCGACAATCACAAACGGCTGTAATGCACCTTGCGGAGATGTCCCGCGAAAGACGCCGCCTGGTGCTAACGTCGTCAACGTCGCATCATTCGACAACGCCGCGAAAATCGCCGCATCAATCGCTGCGCTGCTCATGACTTATCTACCGCAGCCTGCAAGATTGCAGGCAGTCTCTGCTCGATACGAGCATACATCAGGCGACGTGTCTTGCCGGCTCTGGCAAAGACGAATTTCCCAGGAACGTGCGTCCCGCCTTTATGCATGAATCCGTATTCATACAAGTGAGCATGTGGTGCCGTATTCCTGACTTCAAACGAGACAACATTCGTATCTTCAAGTTTTTCTTTGACCTTGATGCCTCGACGAAGATTACCAGTCTTGCCAATCTTGGTATTCGACCGCGCCTCCTCCGCGAACGCTTCAGCGGATTGACGAACAGTATCGCGGACACCATCGGCAGCAATCTGGCCGGATATCTTCAATGTCGCCATCAGTTCCTTCAGGCCGTCAAACTTCAAGGATGCGCTCATGGCAATTGCTCACACGCCAGCAGAAGGAATTGATTCCGTAGCTCGACGTTCTGAAGACCGCGCACCGCATACGTCGCCGATGCCGTGCTCAGTTGTGTCTTCGTTGTCACGCCGGCATGATAACGAATCGTGATGAGATGCGAGATAGGTGCTTCGATAGTGTTAGCAATCTGTCGCTCGATGACATTCGCCGTAGCCGGCTCGATCCGCGCCCAGACGGTCGCGGGAGAGGCCGATGCAAACGTGTCTACATAGCCGCCCTGACCATCAGACGCTCGCGTCGGATTCTTTACATCCACGCGCTGCCGCATCAGGCCGATAGCGTTCTTCACGGCACCTGCTCAAGACGATATGGCCCAAGCAATCGCTCAATCGTCGTCTTCGTTTTCGAGGAGACGGACATCATCGTCTCTTGGCGCTGCTCATACAGGTCGCCCAACATGAGATAGATCGCCATCTTGATGCCGTCAGGCACTGCTGCTGCCGCGCCATAACCACAGACAGCCCGAACCGTTACCGGCGCAAGTGCATCGGTATACAACGATGGCAATGACACATCATCATTCAGTTCGATATAGCCTCGGCCAGCGGTTGCGCCACTCAACGTCCGCACCGAATAATTACTACTAGCAAGCGTCTGGCTCACGCCATCTTCGTCTAGATACGTGATACTCGTCACGCTCTGCAATGGTGCCTTCGGCAGAATCAACGGCTGACGCGTATCCATGAAAGATTCATAGCGGAAGTCCCACGTCTGCGTCACTAAGGCTCGCCTAGTATATGTTTCAACCCATTGACGAGCAGCGACCACCATCCCGCTAATCAGGTTATCTTCGGTTGACTGGTCAACGCGCAGATACAGCTTTGCCTCTGTGAGCGTCAATGGCTCCACAGATGGAGCCGTCACGAGAACACTAAGCGGATGTGATTGCATGGTGACGACGCTTTACTTTCACTTCCGGTTGAATAACGGCTGCAACCTGTGGAGGTGTTATCGCTCTTGAAACGCCCTGGTAAATCAACGCAGCGGCCAGCGTGTCTGGCACATCAACAATGCCGACTCGCAACACGCAATCAGATAGCACGACATCTCGCAACATTTCAATCTTCATACAAGCCCAGCTGTATTCAATGGCTGCAACGCGCCATGATCGAGAACGGCGATTGCTGACATACGTGCTTGCGCTGTGCCAGTAATCACAAGTTCTTCAACCTTTAATCGAACATATCGATCGCCGCCAACATATCCAAGCGTTGCGGTGTGCTGTGCATAAGATGTCGAATCCAGCACAAGATCGCTCCCAAGCAATCCATTCGCTGCCGTGACTCGCGTTTCATTGCTCATATCTGGCGATGAACTCGAACACAGATAGATCACAAAGTAATGTTGAGAATCCGCATTTTGCACGTCATCAACATGGAGCACGAATAAGCAACTATTGAACCCAAACGTATCAACAATCGTCCCATCAATACCATTAGACAGAGAGACATAATCCAATGCTGGCGTTGTAAAGAAGCCGTGATAGGTGTCTCGCATGTTGAATAAGGCGGGACGCACTCAATTAAGAATGCGTCCCGTTTCCATGATTGCGCTAATTACGCAAACGCCTGATCGCCAACCGGCTGCGTAGCCGCCAGCGACTGCACAGCGATGGCAGAAAACGCCGCGGTCGCCGTGCCGGTTTCGGTCGCCACAAGCCGGACATACCGCTTGCCGCCGACATAGCCCATCATGCCGACCATGTTTGACTGCGTGCCTGAATCATTAATGACCAGGTTAGAGCCGAGCAGACCCGTCGCCGCCGTCACCGTCGCGCCATCAGACAGACCAGAATCATCGCCAGCCTGCAACGTAAAGGTGAAGTAATTCGACGAATCCGCCGTCGTGACGGTCGCCAACTGAATCACGAATGTGCAGGCACCGAACCCGCGCATGTCGATGATGTTGGTGCCGTTTGCCGTGGCGGTTCGAGACGCGTAATCAAACGCGCTCGTCGCCTTCAGATCGTCCATAGAATCACGAAGCATAATCCTGTTCTCCCTCTTAGTAACTGTTGTTTAGATGAACTTCAGGAACTTGATCGCGTCGAAGTCCACCACACCACCGCCCACACGACGCACCGCGTGGAACGTCACATAGGGATTGTTGGAATACGGATCACGCAGCACCGACAGACCGATGCGATCCACGATCATGTAGCCAGCGCGGAAGTCGCCAAACGCGACCGAAAGGCTATTCGCGCCGAGCGCCGGCATATCTTCCGCTTCGACCACCGGATAACCCAAGAGGCTCGCCGGCGTGCCAGCCTGAGCATTCGGCTGCCAGATGTAGTTCCCGTCGCTGGTCTTGAGCGTCCGCGCCGTCGCCAGCGTGGCCTTGCTCATCATCCAGACCGCGTTCGCACGATAGCCCGCCTTCACCTTGTAGGCGAGTTCGGTCATCTTGTCTACGCCGTTCGCATTGGTGCCGAAGCCGCCGCTGGTGCCGGTCGCTACGTGCTCAAGCTGGCCCCAGGTGCGTGACGAGTCAGCGGTCGCCGCCGTGGTGTAAGTGGTGAAGCCACGCGGCTGCGCCACGCCCGAACCAGCGACAAACGCCGTGTTTTCGCTCAGCGCGAAGTCACGGGCGATCTTCTCGCCAATCCACGCCTCGATATCGACCGCCGCATCCTCAAGCAGGACAGGCGAAATACGCGGCGAGCTGCGCTGGTTGTTGACCTCGATCCGATACTTCTTCAGCGAGGGAGTCGTCGGATCGCTGCTGGCCGTCACTTCGTCCAACCACGACACCGAAAGCTGACCGTAATCGACGGCACC